CAGCATTCATACTTTATGTAGGGATGTCCCATCGCCACTCGAAGTATTTATGATATTAATATTCTTATTTTAGTGTATTAATATCTTTATATGGTGAGTCTAAAAAGAATTATTCAGTGCGTGAATTGACTGTTAGGCTTGACAACGGTTGACATTGGTGAGAGTGAGTAACCCTTTATTTAATAGATATTGGATTTGTGCTCATGGTCACTCTTTAAAGGGAATCCCCTTATGTACGAGCGCGTATATGATTTTCACTGTGCGGTTGTATAAGGTTCTTTGTTTAAAGAAACCAGTTGGTTCATTATTTAATGAGTTTCTCTTTGAGGTTATAAGTTAGATTTTAATAGGGTGGGACTATTAGTCTAATGGATAGCGCCATATAATTTATAAAAAACAAATTTTTACTATGAACATTTTTAGTTTTAAAGTTGGTACTACATCATATATTGTTGATGATCCAGATAAGGATCCGAATAATTGGTTAATAATTAAGGAAGAGTCGTACAGGCCTGATAAACCTAAGTTTATTGAACAGAAATTTAGGAAAGATTATCCTAATATAAAAATTAAAAATGCTGATCAAGTTTATTCACTTGCATCTAGATCAGCAGTTTTAAATGAGTGGTTAGCAAAAGTTAATGCTGAATATGCTGTTATAGAAGGAGCTCCTACTTATTTTAGAGATTTTGTTGAACCTAAAGATTTTGATAACGCTTCAAAAGAAATTCTAAAATTAAGTACTGCAAATGCGGCTAAAGCTAAGGCTCAAGCGGCAGCAGCTTCTGAATATAAAGATAAGCTTGTTCAAATTAATAAAGAATTTGAAGTTGAATTAAGTACTTCTAATAATCTTGCAAAAATTATTTCACTTAACACAACATGTTTACCATTATCAATTCAACTTGCTATTGATAATTACACTCCAGCATCTTCAAGTTCACCTAACCAAAAAGCCTATTCTCGTGAGTGTTTAATTAATTATAAAATTAAACTTATTGAAGCATTATCAAAAGATAAGAAGCTTGACATAGATAAACTTATTACTGAAAATAGGGAAAAGTAAGTTCCTTCAATTTTTTAAAAGCTGTTAAATTTATTAAATATTATAGAAAAAAGTTTAATTTCTTAAAACATTTTAATTGGGTACCATTAATAGATCCTGCTAAAAGAACTGAATATAGTCTAAAAAGCACTAAACATAAACTTGATATTAGAAAAGAAGGAAAATATCAATTTTTAAGTTTTTTTAAAGAATTTGAAAATTTTATTAATACTAAAGATATTTCGAATATTAAGACTAAAATACAAAGAAAAATTAAGAAAATAAGAATATATCGTTTGAATAGGGTTGATGGTAGGATTGTTAAAGAAGTTAAAACAACAAATATCGAAGGTTTTAAAAAACATTTTGGAATAAAAACAACAAATAGAATTGTTGGTCACACTCCAAATTATGTTGGTTTTAGACCAAGCAGGGGTATTAATTTTAATAATGTAATCTTAAAAATAGTTAATAAAAATTTTTACGAAATTAAAACTTCTTTTCCTAGAATATTTAATAATCTTAAGGAATCAATAATAAATTTTAGAGAAGTCTTTTCTGGTTCTTACGATTCAAATTCAGGACATATTAAAGAGTTCATGAAAGATGATTTGAATAAATTTACAGCTGAGGAAATCCTAATTGAATGTAAAGATTCTCCATGGTTAAAATCTCCACACCTAAATTTTAATGATATTAGTGATTTACCATATATTACAAACTTTAATCCAAAATCTCATAGTGGACATTACTCATCTAGGATATTATCTAGCAAAAATAAAGGTGTAACAATAATGCCTGCTATATTATTAGCTTTTAGGAAATTTGAATTAATTAAAAAATATGCAATTAAAAATTTTACATTATGGGATGTTTTCGCTCGTGAGAAAGATATGAAATCTATTGATAATAAAAACTTAGAACCATCAACTAGACTTGTATTATCAACTGAGCATTATGAAATACTATTACTATCATATTTCTTTCAAAAACTAATGGTAGCAACAGAATCTTTTAGTGAAACAAAATATCACATTCGAAGTGAGTATGATGGTACTAAAGCATTTAATATTTATTGTAAGTCACAAGATTATGATTATGTTATTGACGCTGATTGGCCTAAGTTTGATTCATCTATTGATAGTGAATATTTACTGGCCACTGGTGCTATAATGTTTTCAAATTGCATAGATACAAGAGAATCACTTCGTGTAATATTCCATTTAGTTAGTTCATTTATAACAAAATATGTAGTAATACCTCCAGGTATTGTAGTTGAATTAAATAGAGGTAACCCTTCTGGGCATCCTGGTGTTACAGCTATTAATTGTTATGTTAATATAATTAGATGGATACAAATTGGTAGAAGGATATATGGTGAAAATTATTGGGAATATATGGATATTGAAGTTTATGGGGATGATGCTTACGTATTTCTTAAGCAACATTCTAATCTTCATAAAGTTGATACATTTGTTAGAGAGTTAGGTTTTTCCGATATTGATATATATAGTAGACTTTTTCCAACTTCACTTATAATGGCTGATGTTGAGAGTTCACCTGATTTTTTAAAAAGAAAAATATCAATTAATGGATTATGTTGGAATACTACTAAAGTATTTGATAAAATTTTTTATCAATCTAGAGTTAGGACAATTTATGAGCAAATTGACTTAATTAAAAGTTTTGTTACAACAGGTCCTGGTGATGCTGAATTTAATGATCTTATGAAATATTTAGTTATTGAAATTGAAAAGGAATTTTTAGAGAATAGAACTAACACAATTGATCAAATTGAATCCTTTTTAAATAATGTACGTCGGTATGACTTATGTGATAAATCTTATTTAAAAAATAAGTTTAAAACTGAAAGTGTATTGCGTAGATCCTCTTGTATTTATTTACTAAGAGAACAAGGATTAGAAAAAGTTTTTAATTATAATTGGTTTAAAATTAATATACTAAAATCATACTTCTTAATTTGTGAAAATGGTATATTTACTAAATATATACGATCCATATGGAAGAATGATAAGGAAAGACAAAAAATTATTTTTGAAGATTTCGAATATAAAATTCTTGACTTTAATAATGAAGATAGAGCAAAGAAAGATTTTTATATAGGAAAATTGAAGGGCACTTAATTTATTTTTTATAGGTAATATCATACAAT